CGTTGGGAATTTGGGCGGGCGATCTTGTGGAGCCGGGGCACACGGGAACGGGCGGAGCAAGAACGGATGATGAGAGCGAAAGGGTTTAGGTGAACGTTATTTTGATTGACTCTTTAACTTGTTACGATATGATAACACCAGCGTAGAGGGAATATGGCATTTGACTTTCAAAAATTAAGAACAGCGATTGACTGGTCAATTACGCAGTTAAACACTCCCCGTCAAAAGCGGCTGGATGCTATCAGGCAATATGTGGGCAATCATTATGGCGATGACGGGTCCGACAAGCGGGTTCCTACCAACTTCTTGGAATTGGCTGTTACGATTTATACGCGACAACTTGCGGCTCGTGCGCCTCGCGTTATGGTTTCTGCGAAAAACCAGCAACTACGCCCGTTCGCTCGAACGATGGAGCTTGCCATCAATCAGATCCCTGACGAAATAGACCTTGGACACACAATGCAGCAAGTCGTTACTGAGGCTATGTTCAGCTTCGGAGTGGTAAAAGTCGGATTGGAACAGTCTGGTAACGACGCAGGCCAGGTTTTTGTTGATCTCGTGAGTGTGGATGATTATTTTTGCGATATGTCGGCAAAGTCCCGCAAGTTGATNCAGTATGAGGGCAACGATTATTGGGTGCCTTATGAAGTGGCCTTGGATATGGGTCTACCAAAAGNCGTGGAACCCGACAAGCACACCCTTACAGGGGATCAAGGCGATACTCATGCTGCTAGCATAAGTTCCAGTGAGGGTGCGGACCTATATCAGGATATGGTGTGGCTTCGTGACGTATGGATTCCTTCTGAACAGAAACTTATAACCTATGCAGTTAAAAGCCTTCGACAATTAAAAGAAATTGAATGGAACGGGCCGAATACCGGGCCATATCACATGCTGGGCTTTTCTGAGGTTCCGGGAAACCTGTTGCCTTTGCCGCCTGTGGCTTTGTGGCGTGATTTGCACGAGTTAGGGAACAACCTGTTTCGGAAGCTGGGTCGTCAGGCGGATGCAAAGAAAACTGTTGCGGCGTTTCAGGGTGGGAACGATAGCGACGTCGAGGCGTTAAAACAGGCTCGCGACGGTGAAGGTATCCGGTATTCTGGGCAGACGCCTGAAAACATTTCGGTTGGAGGGGTTGATGCTCCATCTTTGGCGTTCTATCTACAGGTAAGGGATCTGTTCAGCTACTTTTCTGGTAACATTGATTCCCTGGGAGGTCTAGCGCCACAAACTGAAACCGTCGGTCAAGACAGGATGCTTGGCGAGGCTGCTAGCACTCGATTAAAACACATGGCCGATGAGACGATCAAGTTCGCCAAAAACGTATTCAAGGATGTGGCATGGTACGAATGGACGAATCCGCTGGCTGAGCGGCAAGTGCAGAAGCACGTCGAGGGCACCAATATTTCAGTTGATCAAGCGTGGTCTTACGAGACGCGCCAAGGCGACTTCCTCTCTTACAATTTCGACATCGACGCCTACTCAATGCAAGATGACTCCCCGTCCACCAAAATGCAAAAGATCGGATTGGCCTTAGAACGGTTCATCTTCCCCGTTCTTGAGTCATTGGAGGGGCAAGGCGGCCAAATCGATTTCAAAAAGCTGACGGAAATGATAGCACGGTTTGGGAACATCCCAGAGCTGAACGACATCGTTCAGTTCCGTGATCCGCCCGATGAGCCCGAGGTTAAAGGTCATGGCCAGCCTACTCGTAAGCCGTCGCATACGCATAGGACCGTTGAGCGCGTGAATCGTCCAGGGGCGACCCGTCACGGGAAAGATGATGTTATGTCCCGAATACTGATGGGCGCTGGTGTGCAGGACTCAGAAGCCGCCTCGTTGGGAAGGATGGTGTCGTGATGTTCAGCAAGGAATTTAAAGACAGAGTCGATAACACCCTGTTTCGCGCGGATGAGTTCGGGGTGAAAGAAACTGCCCCCGAAGTTGAGAGGGTTCTTACGGAGTTGCTTGACGATGCTGAAAAAAACCATAAAGGTACCGTTCGTTTAGCTGCTGTTCATGATGTTGTGGGTCTTGTAAATGCGGGGTATATGTGATGCCTGTTTACTGCTACAAAAGTGAGAATGGAGAAGTTCAAGAGCGGGTTTACCCGGTTGGGAAGGCTCCAAGATTTATTTCTGTTGACGGGGTTCGTGCTTATCGGTCATTCTTTCATGAACGAAAGGGTATTCCTTCTGCAAAAGGTTGGCCGATAGAGTGTGTTGCTTCGGGTGTGAACGCCGAGGATTCAGGAAAGTTGCGGGATTACCTGTCCAGGAAAGGTGTAAAAACGGAAGTGACGCCTGACGGAAATCCGATTTACAGAGATAGTAACCACCGCCGCCGCGCATTGAAAGCGCGTGGCTTAGTTGATAAGTCCGCATATACGTAAGGGAGAAAACATGTCGAACGAAGAAAAAGACGCACAGCAGGAACAACTCGAAAAAGAGATCGACGGAGCGATTGATAAATCGGTAAAGGCTCCCGTTGAAGACCCGCCTGAAAAGCCGAAAAAAGAAGAACCGGCGGAAGACAAGGGCGAAAAAGAAGATTTAGAGGTAGAAGAGATCACTCCTGCCGAAGAAGAGGAGTCGGGAGGCGAGACCCCTGACGAAGAGGAAGAAGAAAACCCCGATGATAGCCCGTCTGCTATCACGGATGAGCACGTTGAGCGGGCAGTGAAAGCTGGCTTGTCGATCAAGGATGCGCAGGCGTTTACGAACGCAGAATCCCTTGAGCGAGTTTGCGAGCGATTGGAAGCTGTCAGCGGAGATGGCGACGGCGTAAATGCCGGCGAAGGCGGTGCGGAGGTGAATCTGGTTGATTCGTTGCCGGACCTGGACCCGGAAGAATTCGACGAACGGATTGTTGAGGGGTTCAAGACAATGAAGCAACTTATTCGGTCCCAGGATGAAATCATCAAGGGATTGAAGGGGCAAGCTGAGTCTGCCGAAGCGAAAGCAGAAGAAGACCGGAAAGCTGCTGAGGAAAAAGCGCGAGTCGATGCCGAAAAAGCAGAGGCATTGAAAAAGCGCAAAACTCAACAGGTGAACCGGCCAAGTGGAAACCGGACGGTCCCGACGGCTGACGTCTATGACGAAACAGCCACCGAATTGGACCGGAAGTTCTTTAAATAAGGAGTGATATGAGTTTAGCATTTAGTCAAATTGATGATGCTGTTCTGCTAACACAGAATAACTTCATCAAAAAAGGTGCGTTTGTGGATATGCAAACGGACCTTCAGGACCACGTCGCTGTACGCGAAATGTGGAAGGACCGTCGTAAGGTGTTTGATGGTGGCGAGAATTGGGAGTTTGAGGTCCAGATGGATCACAACCATTCCGCACGAACTGTCGGGTTGTTTGAGCAGGATTCGTCCAGCTTGACCGACACGATGGTAAAGGGCGAAGTGGCCCCTCGTCACGTCAACGCTCACTATCTGTACGACCAGCGCGAAAAGGCGTTTCAGCGTGGCGGGACCGCCATTGTTGATCTCGTCAAGACTCGTTATGTCGCGATGATGGTGTCGTGGTTCGAGTTACTGGAGGAGCTGTTGTGGGCGAAACCGACCGACTCCAGCGACGTCAAAACCCCGTACGGTATTGCGTACTGGATGACCCGCTCGGCCTCTGAGGGTTTCAATGGTGCAGATCCCGCCGGCTTCTCTGATGGCCGCGCAGGACTCAGTACCACGGATTATCCTCGTTGGGCGAACTACACAGCGAAATACTCGGCGATCACCAAGGAAGACTTGGTGCGGAAAATGCGTCGGGCACATCGTTTGTCGCAGTTCCGGTCCCCGGTATCGCACGCAAATCCTGACCTGAAAATGGGCAACGGGATTTACACCAACGATTCCGTCATTGGGAAGTTGGAAGAGCTGCTTGAAACGCAGAACATGAACCTCGGCAACGATCTGGCCAGCAAAGATGGACGGACGTTGTTCAAGTCTACTCCGGTTACGTATGTGCCGAAGTTGAACGATGACAGCACCGATCCGATCTTTATGTTGGATTGGAAGAAGTTGGCCGTGGGAGTGATGTCCGGATGGGAAGAGAATCTTTCCGCTCCGTACATGGTTCCGGGTAAGCACTTGGTCCGCCGGGTGGACTTGGATGCGTCGCTCAACATGGTCTGCACCGATCTTCGTCGGCAAGCTGTTCTGAGCAAGTAAGTAATCATCACCAGTAAAATAGGAGAAAGATAATGGATGCAAGTTTGAATGGTTACATTAAGCAGCAAGCCAACAAGATCGTCGAGTGGGTCTGGTACAACGGTACCGACGCTCTCTATGAGGGTGAAGCTGTCTGCTACGACTCGGCGGCTGGTACTGCTGCTGATCGTGACGGGAAACGGCACAACAGTGTTGTTCGGCCCACAACCTCCACAAACCGGACCTTTGCAGGTGTCGCTGTGCGCGATTATTCTGCGAAATCGACCGGTCAATTCGTGGAGATCGCAATTCCTGGTTCCAAGGGCGTGAACATCGCTCTTGGTGCCAACGTGACGCTGGGCGACAAGCTGGCCTTCACAGCGGGTTCCGGTACAGCCGGTGGCCGATTTGTGCGGGACGGTGCGGTTCAGGGTCGTGGCACGGCGCGTATTGCTCAGACCGTTACGGCAGGTGTCGTTACGGCGAGTGCTGCGGG